ATCTTTATCATGCTCCAAATATCCTCTGCGACCAACATGATATCCCATCGGAATTTTCTTGCACTTTTTATCTGTAAAACAATAATACTGTCCTGCAGGGCATCTTTTTGAAGCTGCCTCTTCAATAAACTTATCAAATTCTTTCATTAGTCAATAATTAAATTATACCACTGTTCACTCATACCCATTATAATTGATTCTGCTGATTCTTCATTTTCAGCGTAACCTTCTTTAATAAGATGTTCTTTAATCTTTTTTGTGCGTTCAACCGCTTCTTGGTATTGTCTTGGAGTTGGTTTCATCGTAATACTACTTTTATTTTTATTTAGACAAAAAAAGAGGACTCATTGAGTCCCCTTTGGAAAAATATGTAATGTCTGAATTACATGAGGTTAGCAACTCTAACTCTTCTGTAGTAACGGTTTGAGTTAATAGCAAGTCTACCAAGACCTTGAGATGTAACATCACCTTCTGCGAATGGGTTAGCAACAAGACCGTATCTTGTCTTAAATCCAATCTTAGGTTGGAATGTATCCTGACCCACTGCACGAACCATCTGTAGAGGAACGTATGGGCAATAGAATAATCCAGCGTCATAAGGTGAAGAACCTTTGTATCCAACAACGTAGTACTGATCAGCAGATACGTTTGAAGAATATGGGTCAATGTACACTCTATACTTACCTTGTAATACACCAGCAAATGTGTTGCCTGTGTCATCTACGTTAAGGTTAGCGTTAAGAGCAGGTGTGTAATCTAATACACCAGCCATTGTTAATGCAGAAGCAACATCAGCAGAACAAAGGATCATATTACCCTTTCCTCTACGAGTTTCCTGTGCGATTGCGTTAGCATCTCTTTCGATCTGCAATAATAGTCCCTTGAATTTCTCAACTGACCATCTACCATTACTGTCTACGTCTAAGTCAAACACACCAGCGTTAGCTACGTTAGCTTGAGCACCAGGTTTTGCACCTCTGTATACAGTTCTAACAACCTCACGGTTGATTTCAGCAAGTATCTCTGTTGAAAGGATATTTGCTAGTTCAGACTCGGCATCTAATCCGTGGATTGCTTTCAAGTCTTGAGCAAGTTCAACTGAGTAGTCTGCCTTTAACGCTCTACCTTTAGCTTCAACAGCAATTCTGTCGATGCTAAACGCCATTTCCATGAATGCGTTAGATGCTTGACCATCTCCTAGACCTTCTAGATCGCCTGTACCGAACTTACTTGAAGCAAGGTCGTAGTTAGTGGATGTTGTACCACCACCAGAAGCGTCGTTAATAAGACCTGGGTTCTTCTCAGTAGTAGCTGTAGGAGGAGTTCCACCCTTAGTACCAGAGAACTGTGCATCTGGCTCATTGAAGAATGCTTCGTCGCCAGTTTGATTAGTATATCTACTTCTCATCGCAAAGATAAGACCAGTAGGACCAGACATTGGCTGAACGCCTGCGATATCATAAGCAATAAGCTTAGGCATAGCACGACGGATCAAGGAAATCAGTATTGGGTCGAAACCTGCAACTGCACCTGCTGAAGTAGTAGGTGTGTTGATAGGACCAACGTTTGTTGGTGCCTCTGTAAGAACTGCACGCTCTTCAGCTAGTGCACGCTCTTGGTTTTCCAAAAGGATTGCGGTTACCGACTTTCTATAAGGATCTTTAATGTCATTAAGACCTTCATGGTTAAGTACTGGTGCCCACTTCTCTTGGAGATTTTCTGCATTAAACATGCGAGTTTTACTCCGTTCTTGAGTTAGGGTTTACAGTGTCTATAGCCTCTTAGCGAGCTGTTCGACATAAGAAGTCATGCTTTCGCTAATGGCTTCAACTTTAGCTGGTTCATCAGAAGAGATTTCTTCTGCTACTTCAGGCTTCTTAGCACCGAAATAACTATCTTTGATTTGTCCAAGCTTTTCACGATACGACTCTTCGTTTTTGAATTCGACTGCTTCTGCTAGGGAAGTAAACATATCCTTTTGAACTTCTGCAAGTCCTCTAGAATACTCATTCAAGATCTCATTTTTACGATAGTTCCCTACCTTCTCATGCAATCCAACGTTCTTCTCAATCTGTTCGTTGAGTCGGGTCTCCATTTCATCAAGTTTCTCGCTCATCTCAGCAACTGCATCCAAACTCTCGTCTGGTAAGTTGATGTTTGATTCGATGAACAATTTCTTTAATCCACCCATAAATGCTTCGGTGACTTCAGCACGAAGACCATTCTCAATGGCAAGTTCGTTTTCAGTCATCCACTCTTCACAAGCATATGAGAGGAAATTCTCTACGCGACCAGCAAAGTCTTCCTTGATCAGTTCAAGTTCTTCGCCAATCCTGCGTTCTGCAGTTTCCTTAAGAGATGCAATTCTACTTGTTACTTTTGCTTGTACAGCAGCTTCAAACACAGTAGTTGCTTTCTTAGTGAATTCTTCGTCAAGATCTGCACCAGACAATACTGCCTTGATGTCTTCTGCGATCTCTCCTTCGGAGATTGTCTCTCCTTCTTTCTCTACATCATCAAAGATCTTAGCAGAAAGTCCACCAGGCATTGCTGATGAAGCTCCACTTGGCTTCGTCTTGATTGTAGAGTCTCCTGTAGTAGCTACAGGGGCAGCAGCCTTAGCACCAACATTGTCGGGACCTTCTGGCTTCTCCTTACTAGAACCGCCAACTTCTATAGCGTCGTTCTTAAGGTCTGATTTTTGAGCAGGTACAGCACCTTTTTTTATGGCTGCATCGCCAACTGCTGCATCTTCTTCAATTGTTTCCTCAGGAGTAGCTGTCTTTTCAGCGATCACCTTTTGGAATTTTTCATCAATAGTAGACATTACTTGTACTCCTACGGGATTTTTAAACGTTTTAAGAATCTATAATTTATTTATAAATTACAAACTTCTGAGTAGACTCTCAAACGCGGAGAGTTTTCTTTCAGCAAGTTCTTGGGGTGAGGGTGCGTTATCAAGGGATGCCTTGATAGCCTCTATTTGTGCTTCTTTAATCTTACCATCGACTAAAGCCCATTCCTTTCCTTCCATAATACCTTCAACAAAAGCATCAGGTGCGGATGGATCTGCTACTATATCAGCAGCAGTGGAAAGAATAAAATCATCGGCAACCACTTGGAGTGAACCCTCTTTTTTAAGAGAGCCTAAACCTCGTGAAGAAACACCGAGTTGTACCCCTTCCTCAAGCAAGTTCTTTGCGATCTTACCCATAGGGGTTTCTAACAACTTTGCCTTACCAATGAAGTTTTTACCTTCAGGCATCAGCTCAACTATTTTGTGTGATACACGATCCAAGTTTATTGTTGGACCTTCGGGATGACCAAGTTCACCAAGTGCTCTTCCGCGTCGGACGAACTCTTCGTTATACTTGTTGACTTCACGTGCCATAGTCTCGTACTTGTACATACGACCATTACGGTTTGTGATTTCTGTCTGAAGAAATACTCCTTTGATAAAGGTATTTTTCTTACCGTCTTTGTCTTCGGTAAGTACCTCAACAGGTTCTATCTGTTCAGTTATCAGTTTCATCATTGTTTTCCTTCTCGGTATCATCATTGCGATTTAAAACATCCGCTGTTTCTTCTGGTGATGCTTGGCCTTCTGGAGGTAATCCAGTGGCACCATCATCAGGTACATGCGGAAACATTTTATTCGCAATATCTAGTTTACTAGCATCAACTGCAGCTGCAGCTTTTACTTGCAACATGTCTTTGAGCTTGGCAAGAGCACTTGCATCTTGTCCTCCGTCCCAAAGTAAATCAACGATTTCTCGTTCCTGTGTAGCCATAATGTAACGTTGTCTAACTTTTATTTATTACCGTTGCTATTTTGAGCCGCGGGTTTTTGCTTTGCTTGTTGGATCTGAGCCTTCTTCATCTCCTGATCAAGCTCTACATTTTCGGCATCTGCATCTATCTGTTGTTGATCTGCAGCAACCAATTGTAATGGATCTATTGCTCTACCAGACTTAATATCATCTGACATTTCAATGTCGATTTCCTCCATCTCAGATTCAGTTTGACCTAAAATTTGAGTACGGATATACTCCACTGAGAAGTACTTGCCGATGTAAGGATCCATTTGTTGAAGAACATTCAACTTCTCTGTCATCATCTCTAGGTTCTTTAGTTCCGTGAAATGATTATCGTACAGATAGTCGTACTGGATATGCTCTTTCATATCATCCCAGTCTTCAGGAGTGATAACTCCTTTCAGGATGAGCTGAGTTTTTAGAGTATCATTAAAGATATCACTAAACTTTTTGCGGAGTTTACCCACAAACTTAGTGAACTTTAATTCGTCTCTAGTGATCTCAGATGACCTTCCAAGGTTAAATGATGTAGTAGAATCTAGTCTACCTGCGGGAACATTTAACGCTTTGTAAAGTTTTGTTTGGAAATATTGCACATCTGTTAATTCTCCAAGGTTTTGTCCGCCTGGTAATGTGGTAATTTCCGTTCCTCTACCCCCTTCTCTACGTGGAAGCCAGAAATCTTCCATCATAGACATGTATTTCCTATCATCTCTGATCTCACCAGTGGCAGCATCGTACACTAATTTGTTACGATACCTTCCCATAACTTCACGTAAGTATTGTTCTGCCTTAACTTTAGGTAGGTTACCTACGTCAATATAGAATATTCTACGCTCTGGTGCTCTTGATATCCTGTATATAACAAGAGAATCCTCAATCATTCTAAGTTGATTAAGAACTTTTATACCTTTGTGCAAGTAAGATAATACAATATTTCTATTGGTATCCATGATACCTGATGTCACATAGGTTATTGCATCCTTTGCAATTTTAATTCCACTGTTTGCAGAAGTGTTGTTTAATCCTTTTGGATTGTATATAAAGTATTCTTCTGACTTACCAAAGTCATACTTCATAAACTCGTCTGCAGTTTTTGGTTTGTTTATCTGCCTTACTTTCTTGATCTTTGATGGATCAATATATCTTACTTCTAATATACCTTTTGTAGGATCATCTAAATCAATTACTTTATGATAATATAAACGCCCATCAATGTACCATCTACGGAACATCTCATGGGCTTTACCATCAAAGGCGAATAGATTTTTTATATATTCAAATTCGTCTCTAATTAAATTTTTTACTGTGTCGCTAACCTCAAGGTTATCAAGGTTGACATGCACTGGGCTGTCATTTTTATCAGCAACTATTGCTTCATGTATAATATCTTCAATGGCGGAATCCACTTCTGGATGCATCGCCATTTCTCGATACTTTTTCACCATGTCATATTCAGTCTTGAAGTTACCGTCTAGATCAAGATACTGACCATAGTAACCTCCTGCAATATAACTAGTAGCTCCGTCCTCGCTAGAAGGAGCTATCGGAGATGGAGCACGATCCTTATCCGTTAGCTTTTTCTTAAACGAGAAACCGAATAACTCTGCCATAATATTTTGTTTCTGCTTACCTAGTATTTAGCTAGCTTGTAGCATCGTCAAATTCTCTACCTACTAAATTGTCTCCTACATCGAAGGTCTCGTGGTATTGATATGCAAACTCAACATCGAATTCTTCATATGAATCGTTGTTGTCGTATGCAACTGAAATTTGTGATACGCTAACTGGGAATGCCTGTACTAGTTTGTACTTACGAATAACTTGAAGATTACCTGCAGCATTGCCACCTGTAATGTTTGCGTCTGATCCAAACTTATCAAGTTGTGAGATTACTACATCTTCCCAAGTGTCAACAATGTCTGCTGTTGCAGTGTTTGAATCAACTCCGTTAGTTAGAGAAATCCATTTTTCATATGCACCTCTAAGTGCAAATGTGTCATCCATGTAGAATGTTGCTGTCCATGTTTCATAAGTCCTATCGCCAGGTACTTTGATAACTCTTCCTCTAAAAGGAAGTTCAACTGTACCTACGTTAGTTGCTGGTAATGCAGCAGACTTACACATGTATGGAACCTCGGCTCCATTTGCTCCAGTAATAGTTGGAGGTGTAACTCCTGTTGGGAAGTTGTGTTCGACTGAAAAGAGGTTAGGTCGTACACCACCCCTTATCGCTTTTTGGAATGATAGAATTCCTAATGGTGTTGTTGCCATTTCTAATGTGCTCCTTTAATTATCTACGGGGTATAACTTCTTCAAAGCTAACACCAGTACGGGTAGCAACGAAAGTTAAAGTTATAAAGTTAATTGAGCGTGCAGGCTTGATATAGAAATCAGCCTTAAACTCATTACTGTCAACGACATCGGTAGTATTGTTAGTACCGTCACAAATAACTTTGAAGTCGGTAACACCTCTTTCGGCTTGTACACCTCTAAGGTATGGTTCGACAACATTCTTGAAGTTGTTTCTTGTGAATTCGTCGTTCAGTTCAAAGAGAACCCCCTTCGCAGCATTACCGATTGTCTTCTCAAGAACTAAGAATAGACGACGGACGTTGATGCGATCAAAAGCAGATGGTGAAGCGAGAGCAGTTTTGTCTCCGAAAAGAACAATACCTTGACCAGGTAAACTGGTAATAGGATTAATTCTCTTCTGATACAGTGAATCTCTTTCGGATTTGGTTGGTGAGTATGCTAGTTTTATAGCACCTTTAATTGCACCACGGTTTAAACCTGCTGGTGAGAACCAAGGTAATCCGTTTGCAGTGGTTGCTGCACATAAGCCAGCAGTATCTCCACAGCAAGGAATGTAACGATACTTGTCAGCAAATCTATCATAGACATACTTCCAAGTATTATCAAACACAGCGAATGATGTGCTTGCTCTTCCGCTAAAGAAGTCAATTACATTTTGTGTTTGTGTTGAAGAACTTGTTACTCCAACAACGTCTCCTCTATATGGTGAGACGAAACCAACGCAATCTTTTCTAGAAGCAGCGATTGTAATAACTGCATCTGCAATTGCTTGTGTATTTACTTTACTTGATGCATCGCCAGGACCTGCAATGAGGTAGTCGATCAAGCGAGTTTCAGGATCAGCAAATTCTTGTAGTGCTGTAACTATTTCACCAGATGTTGCACCTAATGTTTCAGCACCTTTACCTATTCCGTCAGCTGGATTAGTGAATGAGTAAGATTGGAGACCTTGATTTAAAGGTCCGTTCTTATCAACTATCAAGTCAAACACTGTAGTGGATGCACTACCAGCATTTCCAGTACCAGGTATGTTACTTGCGTTATCAGTTAACTGATTAGCACTTACATCGTAAGCCTCAGTTTCATGAGAACCCCAGTAAATGTATGCTGATTTTTCAAGTATTACTTGTGGGTAATAGTTGATAGACCCTTCTGCACTCTTTGCATCATTGGCCTTAGACACATAAGTAAATTTCTCTAGGAGTGTTTTTGGTGTGCCTGATACGGAACCAGTTCTGTCCCATACGCAGACGTGCATTTCATCATTTGCACCACCACGATCACTAACGTAAGTAGATGTACCAGGACGGGGAGCAATTACATTCCACTTACCAAGAGTTGTTGTAACTCCATTAACTATAACACTGACATCTTGTTGGTCGTACCAATCTACAACTCCTGTGATGTTAAGGTCAGTAGTACCATTCTCTACATCATCTGTAGTTGTCCATGTATCAGAAGTGATGATTGATAGTTTGTTTCCAGTTGCATCCCAATCATAAATTCTTGCTGTCTTAGTAGCACCAACGTTAGTAATTTCTGTACCAACTGTAGTTGCTGTAGGTATGCCATCTAAAGTTAAGACGTAATCTGCACCCTTATCAATGACTGATACTACAAGACCATTACTATCTGCACCTACGTTTCTTGCTGCAAATGTGAATGGGTTGCTACTTGCTTCTAGATAAGAAGCTTCGTATATATCTTTTGATGCTATAGAAAGAGTGTATGGAGATGTTGTGAAATCGTCTGATGCGGTTAACTGTCCACTAGTTCCGCAACGAACCACGTCGAGAACTCCACCATATGATAGGAAGCTGGCAGCTGTCCACCATGTTTCTGCGTTTGCGTCGGTGGGTTCACCGAAGATTTCAATTAATTGAGATTCGGTTGCGATACGTGTAGGGGTTAAAACTGGTCCTTTACTAAAGGCACCAACAATTGCTCCGACGTTAACTTCCACTGTCTCAATCGACCCAAGTGTCAAATCCCTTTCTTGGATATCAACTCCTGGCGATAGAAGAGTGCTAGCCATGCTTATTACTCCTGATGATAAATCAATTTTTGTCTAAAATTATTTATTAAAAGCCTCTTTTTCAGCGATAGTTCCACATGAAGTCCCTATCACCATACTCATCAACCTTCCATTTTGCTGAGTCTTGTTCATTCATATCAATAGTCCAGATGTTACCTTTGTCATCTACTATGGTCTCATCTTCCAGTCCATCATCAATGAAACCGAATGGAGCCATGTCCTGTTCGATTTGATTTTTTTGTTCCTCGTATATCCTTCTACGTATATCTTGATCAGTCATTTCTTTGAAGTACTCTTGCTGTGCTAACCATGCAAAGATCACTAAACACATGACAAGATCGTCATGATACCCCTCATCTGCTTCAAATGACTGCTTATTTTGAATGAAAGTAGTCAGTTCTGCTACTATATTATAGTCTCGTGCCAGTAATTTATCATCTTCTATTAGTGTTTTGAGGTTACTGCATCCCTGTGCTTTAACAGTTTTACTCATTTTTACACCCATCTGAACTTTGTTACCTGAGAAACCTTGCCCAACAACTTGACCAGATCTACCACGCATAGCACACATCAAAACATTTTCATATTCTACATCATAGTATAGACTAGCAGCTACCGCTTCGCCTATATCATTTACTTCTATGAGAACGTGTGCATTGTTATAATTCGTTGCAACATTGTAAATTACGTTTGGAAACAACATCGGCCTGATGTCTTTGTTTCTGTATTTTGCTACTAGTTTCCATGGAGCATGTGTAATGTCAATGATTACAAAGGCAGAGTAATCCTGTGCGAGACCACGAGATACGTCAACACATAAGATGTAATCATGATTGTCAATAGGATTTTCATAAACATCTAATCCTGCACTACTAGTTATAGGGTCATCATATACTAATGTCCTAAGTTTAGCAGCTGAGATTAATGTGTCAACAGATCCAAGGAACTCACATTCAAACTCTTGAGTAAACTGTCTCTCTGATGTATTGGCAATTGTCGTTTCTTTCCACTTGGCATCTCGGCCAGGCACTTTACTCCAATGCACTTCAGTCCATGCATATCCATTTCTTCCTTTCTGTGCATCAACCCACAACTTATAGAAGTGGTTCATACCAAATGGGGTTGATATAATTATTACTTTCGTCTTGGTACCAGAAGTGATAGTAGGATATACTGAACTGAAGAATGCTTCAGCAATGTGATTAGGTACAAAGGCAAACTCATCCAGAAAAATAATGTTGAAAGACATACCTCGGACTGCACTAGCAGAGGTAGACGCTGCCAAGATTTTAGATCCATTTTCTAACTCCATGCTACCTTTATTGTACACAACAATACCTTGCTGTAGCCACAAAGGTAGTTGCTCATATGCTAATTGTAATCTTCCGAGCAAGTCTCTAGCAGTAGATAACTTGTTGGCAAGAATACCAATATTAACATTGTCGTTAAACAATGCATAATGTAAAAGATAAGACACGCATGTAGTTGACTTACCAGTCTGACGAGGAAGTTTTGCTATATTGAATCTATGTTCATGAAACTTTTCAATCAACTCTTCTTGAAAATCCCACATCTTAAATGGGACTATACCTTCGTCAAGAGATATAATCTTAATATAATTTCTAGCAAAATAAACAGGATCCTCTTTGCACTTGAGGTATTCCTCAATCTGCTCTTGAGTAAACTGTATTTCAGTACCAACCTTTTTGAGGTTGGGGTTACCTAGATAAAAACTTGATGGATCAGTCGCCATGTGACACTAAATATTTCTCCGCTTCCTGTTTGGTATCAAACCAATACAGATGATGATTTATCTGAAGCGTAAATTGTTTTTCAATTTGATCGTAACCGATTACTCCTTCGTAATCAATCCAATCAAGATCCAACCGATCCTCTGGAACTTCGCTCATGACTGAACTCCTCCTGCTTTAGTTCGTATTGTAGCATGGATTTCAAGATCTGGGCACGCCCAACATCTCGAAATGCCTCTACTACACGGAGTTCAGATTGTAATGTTTCTATTCTTGTTTTCATGATTAACAGTTCCAAGCTCTAAGGGATTTGTTTATTCTGCTATCTGGATCAGATGCAGTTTTTTTAGAAGTAAGTTTTTTCTTCATGCCTTTCATTCTAGCACAGAAACTTGCTCTTCGCTTGTTTCCTTTTTTCTTTGATGGTGCTTTGAGATCTGAACCAGGATTCTCACGTTCGTAAGACTTCCTTCCTTTCTCGTTTAGACCACCAGATTTTTTCTTGCCTTCTTTACGTTGCCATGCAGACTCTTTATGTGTCTCACCTTTCATCAACATTCCATCAGGCATCACATGATAACCCTTTGGTATGGGTTTACATTTTTGCTCATCATTGCAGAAGTATTCTCCCTTACCACATTTCTTTGCTTCTAGTTGAACTTCTTCATTTTTCTTTTTATTCTTATGCTTCCATGCAGTCGCATAAGCAATACCCTCTTCACCTTTTGTCAAGTTGCCATCCTTAGAATATGATTTCTTGATATGTTTTACCATTCTATCATACTTTGCACCCTTTGGTGCTTCCTCAGTTGTAAGCACAACAGGTCCGTCAGTCGGATCTGATTCATGATACTTGATCACTCTGCTGCCAGGATATACACTGTTCGCTATTTTCTGTGCACCAGGTCTCTGAAGTTTTTGTAACTTAGATCTAAAGACAGTGATATCATATTCTCTACCTCTCCATACGAGAGTGAGAACATAATATCTTCCATACATTGTAGGAATTCTTGTCGTCATCCTGTTACTGGGTTGTTGTCTTTATCGTGACGCTGATACGCTGCAGGAGTCCTAGCAGTATTGTTAGTATTCCTTGCTTGGTATGTACCAGGTGTTCTCGCAGTATTATCAGTATTGCGAGCTTGATAGTCAGCGTTGAAGTTTTCGTACGTTACTGTACTCCAACCCTCATTACCTGCGAATTGGTTTACCGTAGTCTTGCCTGGTTGGGGACTTACGGGATCACAGTTTTCGTCGTTTCTTTGGTATGCCATGTGACTATTTATCCTTAGATTTTTTAGATGCATTCTTTAGCATCTTTTGAAGATCAGCAGTGCTACCAACAAATAATGAATTGTTAGTTACCACTTTCTTAGCACTCTCTTCTTTGACATTTTTCTTGTCTTTCTGTAGTGCCATAAGTTTGTCGGCAACATCACCTACGTGTTTGATGAGTTGTCCAGCAACTTCGTATGCTCTAGGGTGATCAGAAGACATAGCCAAATCAAGAGCACCGTTGACAGCTTCTTGTCCTTTATCCACCAAGGCATAAAGATTTCCTCGTGCATATTCATAGTCGTCTTGTACCTCGTCTTTTCCTTCAACCTTTTTTATAGGTTGTGGTTTCTCAGGAGTCACTTCAGCTGAGACTGCTTCCACAGTCTCGAACGCTTTATCTAATCCTGACATGTCTTCGTTATTCATAATAAGATACCGTTTCACTAAATCCAAAGTCATCTTCACCAGTTAACAATGCATCATCTGTTGCATCAACTAGATCTATGGGAGTACCTGCAGCAGCTGCAGCAGCTGTAGTTCCATTTTGTGCTCTCCTAACAGATAATTTGTTTGGAGAAGTCTTACTCTTAACATACATTACCTCATTTCCAATTTCAATATAAGACTGAGTAGGAATGTTGCTGTAGTCTACTAACTCTATTGTTAGATTTCTTGCAGTAATAGCACCTGCCAATTCTGCTGTGCCATCTTTGTTTTTATCTGTAAGTGCTTTTGGAGTAACTTGATACTCGACCTGTCTGGTTGCTGTAGCAGAAGGCATAGTAGTATAGATATCTGCCTTTGCTTTTTTGATAGGTCCTTGAGTTCCTACAGGTCCGAAGATGTATGCTTTGACTGTAAAACTAAGACTAACCAAAGTAATTTTTTTATCATCAAAGGTTCCTTCATAGTCATCACTGTAATTGATGCTATTCAATATAATAGGAATATCTCTATAGTCATTCATATCATCAACCATCTTAATAGTGATTTGATAAGAGGGTTGAAAGACTGGTAGAATCTGTTCTAATATTTCTAACGCTTCATCATTAGTTTTTGATATGACGTTAAGTTCAAAATCAATATTATAGGGTACAGGTGTGAATTGTTTATTAACTGAAGAAGCATCTTTTGCTTTTACAGTCAATGTTGTTGGAGCAAGTTTTCTAGAACTGTCATATGAAATACCCGTCATCTCGAAAGATAAACGGGGAACTGTGATCGCAACCTTCTGGTTTAGATCTGCCTGTTGCTCTAGTCTTGCTAAAAATTTCTGTCTAGGACCGTATGCTAGAGGAACTTTCATCCTACTATAAATTGATCCATCTTTGTTTTCTTTTCTACATTCTATATTATTGAAGAGCGTACCAAATCCTATAACGCACTTTCTAATAATCTTGTTGTATGTGTATGCACCTAACATTATAAGTTACCTGATAATCCAAATGGGTTGCCTTCACTGAAGTCAATGATGTCATCTCCGAGACTCTCAAAGGTGACACTTTCAGAGTATTTAGGATCTGCTGTTGCCATTTCATCCCTACTATCTAGCACAATTGTAGCTCCAGACTCTGATCCTACTATAGATTCACCTATTATAAATGATCCAGTAGGTGATTTAAGTTTGACCCAAGCTTCACCTGCATCCCACTCTACAAGGTTTGCAGTAGTACCACTAGTACTACCAGTGACTGTTTCAGGTACAGTAAATGATCCTGAAATACCTACAGGGGCAGATGTGAAACCTACAGTTGCAGATGTATATCCAGTACCAGCATTTGTAATATCAACTAACTTAACGCTCCTATATCCAGAACCACCATTGACTATATTAAGAGCA